TATTTTGGTTAAATGTAGGAAAAGAGGTAAGACTTGCCGCAGAACCTGTTGGAGCAAGAACATCAGTTCCAATCACCAATCCTAGATTAGTTCTAGCACCACTTGCAGTTGTGTTACCCGTTCCGCCATTGGCAACCGCCACAGTACCCGTCACATTTGATGCTGTACCCGTAGTGTTTTGGTTAAATGTTGGGAATGAGGTAAGAGAAGCGGCTGAACCAGTTGGGGCTAACACATCTGTGCCAATGACTAACCCTAGATTTGTCCTAGCACCTGAAGCAGTAGATGCGCCCGTGCCACCATCAGCAACCGCCAAGTCTGTAATGCCTGTGATTGAGCCACCAGTAATAGAGACATTGCTTGATGCTTGTGTGGAAATTGTTCCCAAACCACTTACATCTGCCGTTGTCAGAGTAATAGCACCTGTGCGACCAGCCACAGAAGTTACAAGGTCAGTATTGTCAACCTTCTCCCAAGCAGAGCCATTAAATATTGCCCAATCGCCTTGCGTCCAAGCAGTAACACCATTTAAGTTTGTTGTTCCTGTAACAGAGACAACATAGTAGTCTCCCTTTGTGCCAACGCTAGAGGCAAGAGTAGGTGTGTTTGTTGATGCATTCCAAGTGCCTTCATAATTCACAAATCCAGCCATAGCCGTAATTTGAGACTGAAGACTTGCTATGCTATCAAGTACAGACTGAGAAGTGCCACCACCATTAGTAATAACCTTGATGGATTCTGCAAGATCAGGAGCAACAACCTCACCAACATTGAGTTCAACACCACTAGACAAGCCAATAACAAGGCTACCATCGAAATCAATACGAGCAGAGGTGACACCAATACCATCAGTCCCATCCAAGCCATCACGCCCATCTCGACCATTCTGACCATTGCTACCTTGTAAGCCCTGCTTTCCGTCAAGTCCGTCTTTGCCATTTTTGCCATCCTTACCATCTTTGCCATCCCTCAAACTAGAGGCTTTTGACTCAATGGTGGCATTTAATTGGGTGAACCTTGTCTCCAAGTCACTCTTAATCTTCTTCAAGCCTTGGATAACAACCTCTGTACTCTTGCCAATAGTCTCTTGGTTAGCAATTTCTAGTCGTGTTTGTGCTGATTTTTGCAAAGCACCAACTAACTCCATCTGCTCATCAGCAGATAGGCCATCAATGCCTAGTTTTCGCTCTAAATCACCAATATCCATTAGGAAAGTTCCTTAGAAAGCCTGTCCAGGAAGTCATTTTCTACCTTGCCACGCTTATCAGCCATCTGTAACTCAACAATCTTGCTCTTATTCTTGATGTCAGCCTCTTTTAGCATCAGATCAGCAATCTTCACCCTCTTATCAAACTCTCTTTGGTTTGCATCAGCATCATTTGGTAGATTCTTGGTCAAAGATGCACTCATCTTGGCTTGAACTTCTTGTGGCATCAACTGAGCCTCGACAGACAACTTAGTAGCCTCTGCCCGATTCTGTTCTGCCTGAGTAGTGTTGACCGCAATCTGTGCTTGTGCCGCTTGCATTGCCAATTGCTGTTGCATTTGTTGCATTTGTTGCGCTTGTGGGTCAGGTTGACTCATTTTCTCCAACATTGCAATCAATTCCATCCTGTTAGATAGACTTGAATTAGCCAAAATTCCCTTCAATATGACAGGCAACACAGGAGTATTGGGGCCAAGCGTCTGCAACAAGCCAATAAACTGCTGTTGCTCGTACTCTCTAGCAATAATGCCAAGGGTAGCCGTAGGAATGAAGTTCATGTCCACAGAAGGATAACGCTCTGGGTCAAACTGCATGAAGCGGAAAGCCGCCTTCTTAATGAATGGGATTAGGAAATCTTCTTGGAAGTTCACCAAAGTGCGCTTGTACTTCTTGATGATAGAGGCGACAGCCATAGACATACCGCCTTGACCACCATCTCTAGCCACATTGCTGATCATGCCTTGGGAATCCAATGTTCCCGTTGCTTGTAACAACATACGCTCAAAGTCTTTAGCCGTAGCCAAGTTATTTGGGTCAGTTTGACCGAACTTGAAGGGGTAAAGAATCTCAGAAGGTGCGCCATTGGTGAGTATCGCTTTGCCAGGCTTCACTTCAAACTTCATTCCTCTTGGCAAACGGGTAGCGTCCATCGCAATCATGGGGCTAGTGGTCAAAGCCAAGGAATCTAAATGTGAACGAGTCTGTGCGTCAATAGCCTTTTGCATATTGAACGCTTTTTCTACTGTGCCTCTGCCCAACAATCTGTTTGGAACTGTGTCATCTTGATAGGTTAAGACAGGACGATCCTTCATCATGTAGGGATTGGCTTCTGCCTTTAGCAATTGCCCATCATTGGCAATCACAATAATGGCTTCTACCAAGTCAGCATATTCCTCTGCCTCAGAGTTATCTGGGAAAAGGTCAACAATGTCTTTGTTTTCTTCTAGATTTTCTAGGTATTCCCGTGGCACTAAGCCGTAGTAGGTCAACAACAAGACTTTCTCATCTTGGTATTGGCTTACCTCTTGGGTAGGCTCTAGGTCAGAATCGTCACCAGAAGTGGTAATGTTTACCTTGCGATAGATACCAGCCTCAATGCCTTGGACAATCTTGTGGATAGAGACATACTTCTCAATTGCCACACCCATACAGTCATTTACGCTTGTGCCGTTAGGGTCGAACAAAAAGTTCTTTGGGTTTACAGGAGAAATCTTGACCGCAATGCGTTCTCTCTCTAACACTCCAATAGCCGCTTGCCCTGCTTGGCCTGGTATCGGCTGAGTAGATGGGACATACTCTGTCTCAGTCATCACTACAACTTCGCCTATGCCTGTGCCATAGATTTCAGCCATTAATTCAATCTGATCGATTGCTTTGCGGATTTTGTCTTTCTTGAAGTCTTCTGTAAGTTGACGTTTAATCATCTCCACATCTATGGGGTTGCCATTGACATCTTGGATGTTGTCTTCAATGTCAAAAAAATCGCCTTGACCAAAGATTGCTTCCATGATCTCAGCATGGCGAGTCTCAACTGCTTGTTGGGTGGCAGGGGTAACAATACGGCTACGCTCTGATTCACGGGTTTTATCTTCTACCGCCCATTCACCACGGAAGATGCGCTCGTACTCTAGCCAATCGGGAAGGAAGTTGGTATTTCTGTAATCACGCCAACGATCACAATGGTCAACAACAAAGGCAGTTAAGTCTTTGTCAGCCTGTGTAGGCTCATCGTAACCACCTTCGTTTTCAATCTTCACTTCTTTGTCTGTTGCCATTTAAACCCCACTAATTATGTCAACTGGCTCCCACTCATCTTCTTCAACATCCTCAAAGTAAGAAGTCACGGCTAACTGGTCAATATATGACAAAGCATCTGGCAAGTCATCATGCACTCCAATGGCGGGAAATAAAAGAAGTTGATCTTTAAATTCATCCCAATCCTCCTCAGAGTTCAGCACAATACGCCCATGCTCAAATCGACCTTGGAGGCTCCAGATAATTCTGTCAGCCTTTTTCCTGTTGCCATGCGTTAAGTCAACTATATGCGAATATACATTATTTTTACGCATTAGGTCAGATAAATATGGCAAAACTGCATTTTTTAATGCACCTCGCTCAATTCCAACAGCCAAAGGTCGGTAATCTCGCATCTTCATTAGGATGGTTGCCGCAGTCTCACGGATGTCCCACCTACCATAGACAATCTCTTTGACAAACCATTTACCATCCTCAGTTACCTTGACCACAGCAATAGCCGTCTGGTCTAGCCTTTTCTTAGAATTAGCCGCTTGTTTAGCAACTTCCTCGAATCCTGCTAAGTCAATGGCTAAGTAGTAACTACCATGTTGAGGTTCTTCCCCGTACTTAATCCATTCTTCCTTGAACACATTGCTACCAGCATTGGTAAAACTAGCCATGTATTCTTGCTTGAAAGCAAAGGTAGACAAGGTTTTCTTGGCTGACTCAATCTCAGTTGGGTCAATCAAGGGGTTGTCTTTGGTAGTGAAGTGCCAAGACTTCCAAT